GGCATGCGTTGGTTCTCGCCAGATATTTTGACGATAACAATTACATGCCTAAATCGAAGATCGAGGAGATGAATAATGCCCGCAAGGAAGACGCTTATAAACACCATGAGGTGTATGCCTCTGCCTTTGGATCGGTATCTATAGGAGCTTTTAGGTAAATGAATGTCAATTAAACGCCTATCTTTGTTGTAAATAAAATTGAATAATCATGGAAGTGTTTAATAGAGATCATTCGTTTCCAGCAAAAGGAGCGTTATTAGGATTACCTCCTCAGGCTATTTCCACGAAGAAAAAGAACAGGAAATGGAAGGAGGATTGTATGGACGCTCTTGAGACGATAGGGTTGAAACAGTATGATCGTAACCAGATGTACCGTGACTATTATCTGATGGCGGATGGTAAGTTATCTTTTATGGAGATGGCGGATGTCATCCCTCAGCTAAGGAACGTACAGAAGTTAAGGAGTGATATAAGAATCCCTTCTTTCTTGAAGCATTATGATATAATAGGTGGTATCGTAAATGCCTTTGAGGGATGGCTGACAAACCTACAGGATAAGTATACGGTTAACGAGGTAGGGGATATGGCTATAAGTGAGTATGAGGATACGATGTCAAACTTACTTCATCGTCATATACAAGAACAGTGGGATATTATCGTTAATCAGCGTCTTGTGGAGGCCGGTCTTGATCCTATGTACAATGAGTTTAATTCCGAGGAGGAGCGTCAGGCTTATGTTCAGCAAATCCAACAGGCCAAAGCGTCTATGACCCCTGATGATATCCAGAGGTTCATGAGTACAAGATGGAAGACGCAGGCGGCGGTATGGGGGGATCATACGATCGAGGCCGACCGTAGCCGGTTTTATATGGATGAGCTTGACAGGGAGAATTTCCGGGACCGTCTTCTTAGCGGAAAGATGTTCCGTAATCATTTCGTTGGCTTCGACTACTATCGTCCGGAGGTATGGAGCCCGATGGAGGTATTCCATCCTGACGTAAAATACCCGCAATACGGATCTTATGTGGGCCGTATTCATTATTACGAGGGTGTTGAGCTGATATCAAGATACGGCCATAAAATGACGGCCAAGGACAAGCGTCGTATTATGGGCGGTGATGATGATTATGAGGGATGGGTATCTAATGACGGTACTAGGTATGACTGGAAGAAAAAGAAGCCGTCTATTACCGGTATGTACGAGAATGAGGTTGTCCCATGGAAGGGATACCATGACTATGAATCTATAGTCGCCGCTGAGGATTACTACGGCGTTCCGATGGGTGAGTACCACACCTTCGGGCCGGACGGGGAGGAGCACACCCAGCCCCGCTTCTTGCCCCGCTTCCATCCCTTTGGATATTTCAACTCCGGAATGGCCGATGGCAAGAGATATGAGATAGACTCTCGCCTTTTTAGGGTCATGGAGGGATATTGGGTATCCATGAAACCGGTATTCTTAATAACTTACATGACGGAGACCGGGATGGTGGATCAGGAGCTTGTTACCGACGAGCTATTGCCTGAGTTTTTGGAGAAGAACGGGATAAAGAAGGTGAAGAGGGTGATGGCAGAAGCCGTTGGTGATCCTGAGGTTAATACCTATATCTTGGAGTATGTGCCTGAGGTTAGGTTTGGAGTTAAGATCACCGGAGGTAATTTAATGGATAAGCCTATATATATTGGCGGGGATCCAATACCTCATCAGATACATGGTGACAGTAGTCTGTATGATTATGTCATTCCGGTTTCGGGATTTATAGGGGCCAGTCTCGCTGATCGCATACAACCGTTCCAGATGATGTATAACCTTGCTATGAACCAGCTATACAATAACGCCGAGAAGGAGATCGGTAAGTTCTTCTTAGGCGACCTGGGATTCTTGCCTACGGAATATAAGGATATGATGGACAAGAAGGGTGCTTTAGCTACTTTTATGCAGATCGTTAAGTCTGTATCGTTTATGGGTGTAGGTGGTAATGATACGAATAATCCTTACCAGAACCCACAGATGAGTAGCATATATAACCAGTTCGGTGTATATGATCTTACTAATACGGATCAGATAAGATCCCGTATGGAAATGGCTTCTTACGCCTATATGATGGCTTATAGGATGATAGGTATATCTGAGCAGGCTATGGGTCAGTCAACTAGATACGAGAGTTCTACGGGCGTAAAACAGGGAGTTAACGCTACTATGCTACAGACTCAGACTTACTTTAATGATTTCGATGACTTCAAGAAACGGACATTGGATATTCATCTAGCCGTGGCTCAAGTATGTCAGAAGGAAGGATACGATTGGACCGTGATGTACAGAAACAGCGATCTTTCCTTGGCTTACATCAGTCTTACGGATAATAGCTTGTCGTTACGTCATCTTAATGTTATGGCTGTCTCTAATTCCAAGAAACGTCTGGAATTGGAGAATTTGAAACAATATATATTACAGACAAATACGTTAGGTAATGACTTACTTGATATCACTAGGATGATGAGCGCCAACTCAACGGCTGAGATGAATCAGATCGGAAGGGATGCTAGATCTTACGCCGATCGTGTAAGGCAAGAAGAATACCAGAATCAACAGCGACTTGTCCAGCAGCAAGCCGAGGCCGAGCAACAGGCACGTAATGATGAGCATGAGAAGGATAAGGAGTTGGCTTATATCAAGGGCAACTTCGACTTACGAGGTAAGAGCATAATGGCCGCCGGTCAAGCGGCTAGGACCGAGAACAACTCTGAAGGCATGGATTATGTCGAGGCTATGGCTGATAGGGCTTTAAGGGAAAGAGATCTTGATATCAAGGAAGAGGAGATGAGAACCAGACAGGCTAACGCCGAGGCTGAGCGAAGATCTCGTGAGGAGATAGAGAAAAGAAAGTTGGAATTAAAAGAAAAGGAGATAGACGCTAGAAACAAACGTTCTGATACAGATAGGTTTACGTCAATAATAAACAAGAATTGATTACAAGTTTTGTAAATATTTTTACAAAATCTGTAATCATTTTGGCGTAAAATTCTGTCATATACTATAATGGGTTTGATTTAATTGGTAATTGGATTAATAATACTTTTGTAAAAAGCAAAAAAGGAAATTGTATGAATGACATGGGTGATTTCGCTAAGGGTTTTAAGACCATGAGTGTCGAGGAACTTTTTTACCGTGGTGACGGTGATGGCGATAAGAATAATATCGAGGGTAAATATGATAAGGATGGTAATCCTATAGGTGATACCAAGGAAGAGCCTGCCGACGGCGGAGCGGCTGACGGTGGCGGGGATAAGGGCGGCGACGCTACCAACCCAGACCCGGATTCCTTTGGCGAAGGCGGTACTGATAATAATAACGTGGTATCAGGTTTTAACGGGAAATCTTTCTTGGAGAAGATGGCCGCTAGAGGTATCATCGACAGTATCGATAACCTTGATATTATGGTAGATGACAAGCCAGTCGATCTTTCTACTATCACAAAAGAAGATGATTTACTTGATATAGTGGAGGGGTTGATCAAGGATAAGGCCGATGAGTTGTTGAAGGATAAGGTTGATACCGGTTCTATGTCTGACTTTATGAAGAAGATGATAGAGGTGGATAAGGCTGGAGGTAACGTAGGTCAGCTTTTAAACCAATATCAGAACATTCAGGCGCCGTTGGACAACCTTGATATGAGCAACAAGAATGATCAGCTTGCGGTCATCCAACATTATTATAAGATGTTGGGTATGCCGGAAGACGAGATAAAGGATAATATGGAGATGATGATTGGCAAGGGCGATGAGTTCATTGAGTCCAAGGCAAATAAATTCCATGATATCCTGAAAAAGGAGATGGATAACCTTATCGAGGAGGAGAAGAAAAAATCCGAGAAAAAGAAACAGGAGTTTATTGAGCAGATGAAGATCTATAAGAAAGGTCTTAAGACGTCTATAAGCTCAGGATTCCAGTTGACTGACACGATGATAGGTAAGGCTGTCGATTTCGTTACCAAGCCGATAGACAATCAAGGTCATACGGCTATAGATAAAGCTTATTCGGAGGCTATCAAGAATCCGGACATGGCCGCTGATCTGGCTTTGTTCTTGATGAATAAGGACGAGTTCCTTAAACAGAAGACTAACAAGGCTAAGATGGAGGTCAATAAGAAGACCATCACTCTTCTTTCTGGCAATAAGGGAGGAAAGCAGAATAAGAACAATATCGATAACGATACGATAGAGGCTAACTTCCTTGATCTAAGTGGATCAAAGAGTGTATAACATTAAAAGATAGATAATTATGAACCCTTTTTTGACAAAAAGTTTTCCGGCTACCGTGAATGGCGATAACGTTATTGCCTTCACCGATGCCAAGAATTATAAGACTTCGCTCGTAGAGCATAACTTAGGCTCATTGGCGAGCTGGTATTATGAGGATCCGGACAAGAATCATTTGGGTCTGTTGAATCTGTTCTCTAATATCGCTAACTATCCTGTCCCGATGTATATGGGTATGATCAATAACGGCGCTACGATCTCCGTAAACGGTATCGGGGCTTCTTTCCGTTATGATTTACCTGTTACAAAGACATTCGCCGTCGTTACGGCTGAGGATACTTCAGGTCATCATCTAAAACCGGGTATTGACGGTGGTTTGTTTGATATTGTTTTGAATACTTCTGAGTTTACGGCTTATGATGTCATTACCTATGACGCCGCTAACGGCTGTAATATCCTTATCTCAGGTGAGATCCCGTCTAAGACAGAAGGAGATTTGACACGTTATTGGGGTCGTGTTATTGGCGGTAAGGCTAAATACTTCCCTAAAGAGAAATTACGTCCGGGTATCCGTTATTGGAAGATCGGTCATGCCCTTGGTGAGTACAGTACCCAGTTCTCTAAGGTATCTGGAGCTGACAAGGCCGGTTCCATGACTTGTGAGTTCCGTTTAGGAAACCACCGTGGTGTTGAGGGTGAGACAACTATGTATGCTGGTATGAAGTCCATGCAGGCCGCCCAGAATAGCACTTCAGAGTTCGTGGAGACTGCCCTTCGTCGTATGAATGCCATGAGAAGCGAGTATGAGGGTAATATTCCTGATTTGGCTATTATCGGCAAGACTGTTAATGGTAGACTTGATTTACGTACGGCTAAGGTAGCGTCCACGCTGGAGGTATTCTGTATGGCTGAGTTGGTTAAGCTGGAAGCTAGACAGTTGATGTGGCAAGAAGGTGGTATTATTATGGATCAAAATGGTCCTATCCATTTGAATGAGGGTATCTACCGTCAGCTTCGCCGTGGTTATACTATCTACTATAGTCGCCCGATGGGTATTACTAAGGATACTCTTATGGCTGCTGCCGCTTATATTTTCCGTGGTCGTCAAGATCTTCCTATTACGGAGCGTAAGATTAAGTTCAAGGTAGGAGCTATGGCTATGGTCAACTTAGAGAAGTTGATTAGAGAGGCTTTCTTTACTACGTTGAGTAATTTGAGCTGGGGTATGGGTAGTGACCGTATGTTGCCTTCTAATCCTATCTCTGGTACTAATGATGCTATGATTTTAGGTCCGGTACAGGTTAAGGGCGCTTTTCTTCCCGGCATCGGAAATGTAGAGTTCGAGCACGATCCTTCTTTGGATTACGCTGACATGACAGATCGTAGCGAGTTAGTGAATGGCATGTATCCTAGATCCTCCTATTCTTGTATTATTGAGAATATCACTGACGCTGGATCGACTAACGCATATTCCGCTATTCCTAATACGGCTAACGCTAAGTTAGGTAATATGAATAACAACGTATTCTATATCAAGCCAGAAGGTGTAAGTATGTGGTGGGGCTATGAGTACGGTCGTTGGGCGCACAAAGCCAACGGTAATGAGATCGTATCATCCTTGCCGGGCATGAAAGAGCAATTCTGGTGTCACTCAGCTTCCGCGGCTTGGGTTATGGATAACAGTAAGTTCTTGATTATCGAGCTTCAACCGAACTACTTCGGCTAAGTTTTTTTTCATATGTAATTTGGTTTTTAGAGGGGAGGATATTCCTCTCCTCTTTTTTTAGGAAAGTAACGCAAAAATAAGGAAATGAAAGAGATTTTAAAATCAAAGAAGGTATTGGTCGAGGTAAATGGCTTCAATATCATGTCAGATACCTTGTATGAGGTTGTAGGCAAACACGATGGAAGTGCTCCTCAGGCCTTTCAAGACGCTAATATAGCTAAAGCTCCGTTCCCGGAGAACGCCACTCACGTATGTTGCCCTTGGGATGATTTCTCCAAGGCCTATAAC